GCTGAAAGATATTTACCTGAAAATGCACCTGAAATTCAAACTGTTTTAAACAAATATAACCAAAAGGAATTTTCAGAGCTTTGGCCTTGGGTACAAGATTTAATCAAAAAGAGTGCAGAAATGCAGAATTCCAAGCCTGTTAATGTAATTGAGGATGACGAAGTTCCGTTTTAAAAACTATGGACAATCAAATTAAAGACATTATTGAAGTTAAATATACTGAAAAGACTTATCAAGAACGAGGCTATGACGAGCTTGTACCCATGATAAGTTTCGCACCAGAAGATTTAGCTAGTGTCATTAAAGGGATTGTCCATGTTTGTGCAGATATGGTGGATGATCCACTCAACAGGGAAGAAATCCTAAAATTAGTAAACTAACGGGGGCGTTATGAAAATAGTAGCAGAATCAGGCCATTGGTATACAAAACAAGGTACACCTGCCTACACCACCATCGGTAAGACTGGCGAAAGACCTACTACTTTGCGTGATGCAAGGAAAGAAGGGCTTTTGCCCAGCACTACCACCATCATTAACATTATGTCCAAAGCTGGGTTGGATACTTGGAAACAGCAACAGGTCTTACTATCCGCTTTAACGCTGCCTAGAGAACCTAACGAGCCTGAGCAGGAGTGGTTGGCTAGGGTAATGAAGGACAGCCGTGAAACGGGCTACAAAGCTGCTATGCGTGGCAACGAAATTCATGGGGTTATTCAAGGTTATTTTGAGCAGGTATATATGCCTGAAAAACCAGCTTATCTTGAAGCCGTTACTGGTGCGTTAAAAAGTGCGTTTGGCGAGCAATTATGGGTAAGTGAAAAATCGTTTGCTCATGCGCTGGGGTATGGTGGCCGTGTAGATTTGATGGCTAAACCTATAAATGGTAAAGGCACAGGCTATGTCGTTGATTTTAAAACTAAAGATGTTGATTTAGACAAAGTAGATGTTTACTTTGAGCATGAATTACAGCTTTCTAGTTACCGAGAAGGTCTAAGTATGCCCAACGCAAGATGCGCCATTCTTTTTGTGAACGGGACTACAAATCAAGTAAAATTAATAGAAATAGAAGAAGCCCAGCTTCAAAAGAGTTGGGATTGCTTCCAGCACTTGTTACGGGTCTATCAGATCAAAAACAATCTTTAATTCCTTCACGGGAACGGGGGAAAGCGTAAAGAAGCAAGTACCCCAACTTCTTTAGGGCGTTAAGCCGCCATAGTAGGATGCAGTAAGTTAGGGTTTTTGCGGCTTTCCACCTAACAGCTAGTAACTGCCAAATACTGCCCTGTATCTTTTTTGCAACTAAGGGTTTTTATTCTAAAATAACCCTTGTATTGTTAAGATGGCTTAACTAAACTGGTGTTACTCGATTGGCGAGTGAAATAGAAAAGGAGCATTAAATGTCAAATAATTACTTATTCTCAATGTACTGCGGTGATACCTATCTTGATATATACGGGTATGAAGACAAAGACGAACCTAGCGTTGGTCATGTAGGGGGCATAGAGATAGAAGATGTCTGCACCTGCGACACTAAAACCAGCGTATTAGAAATGATAATTGCACTCAATTACGATAAATTTAACGAACAGGCTCAAATGGCTTGGTCAGAACGGAACGACAAATGAAATATCTATTACTTTTAGCACCACTTAGCCTGGCCGCTTGCAATTCCTTTAATCCACCCAATGTTAGCTTAGAAACTGATAAGCAGGCGTTTCACATGAGCCGTGCTCAAGTCATTCTTGGCATTACCGAGTGTGAAGAAGCTGGTACACGACCTGTAGTTATTACTGCCAAGCGTAGGATCAACGGCATTATGAGTGATGTACCTGTAGAAGTGACCTGCAACCCACGCTACAAGATTTTTCACTAGGAGATCAGCATGAAAGATTTTATTTTAGGCGGTTTAATGGCCATTTTTATCTGTTTTATTGTGTTTGGCGTTAACTATTTGACCGTAGGTTACCCAATATGAATGAACCAGTAGCATATGGGATGCTTACCTTTTGCAAAAACTGTGGCGAACAGAACCCTTATGCAGTAAAAGAACTAACAGATGAGGAAATACAGCTTTTGATTAACGATGTTCGTGACTATGACATAGACACCCATGATTTATTTGAATTTGCTAGAGCAATACTAAGAAAGGCACAAAGTGAGGGTTGACCTGTCTAAGCATGAGTTATTCCTATGCGAGTATTTTGGTACTATGCGTAGGAAAAACGCCATGCAGTTTAACCATGACCGTCAGGTCAGCAAGCAAGACCCTTACGAAATGGATATTGACGGGTTTAAGGGCGAGTATTTGGTAGCCAAGTATTTGAACTTAATGCCCGACTTTTCCATTAATCAAAAAAAGAACCCTGCTGATCTTAAGACCGCTGGCGGCAGGACTATAGATGTCAAATCTACCCGTAATAAAGAGGGTGATGTGTATGTCACCGAATACCACCGCAAAAGTCCGTGTGATTTCTACATCCTAATCGTTTTAGACGATGCTGGTGGCGATATTGTGGGCTGGGTGGATAAGGATGAGTTATTTCAGTTTGCCACGCTACAGGGCGGTTCTCACCCTTCCTATCGGTATGACCGTAAACGACTTAATCCTATAAGCCAGTTTTAAGTTATTTCTTTACCGCTTTTAAGGTCTGTCAGGGTTAACCCACCCGTGTACTGAAAATGAGCCAATTCTTTAAATGTACGCCAGCGACCTGCCCACTCTAATCCTGCTTGTTCACCTAGTTTACCGATTTGATCCCATACAGGGTGCAGACCATCCCAATTAGGTTTGCCGTTGACAATAGGTACGACATCAACAGCACAACGCCAGTTATGCCAAGAATCACCAGCTTTAGCATTGGTAACCACCTTTCCTGCCGTAGTCCTACCTTGTTCGTATAAAGCCTGTTGGGATTCATTGTCACGGTATGTAGAAGTCACTAGCAGGTCTATACCCTCATCCTTGCACAAACTAAGGAAATGCTCTACACGCTTTTTTGCAGGGGCTATAAGGTCATCTAGGGATCGGCTGTTAATCATTTTTTAAGATTAGCCATAATTCGAGTACCAAATAGGAATCCAAAAGCAATATTAGCGGCTTCTATGCCAATTCTTTGAATTTCGGGGGTAACGGACAAAAACAATGTACCAATACCTACAACAATGACAAACAACGCCCCTAAATAGCGACTAGATGCCCTCAGATCAATTACCCATTGGCTAGGTGTACCGTAGGGGTTATCTAACTGTGCAATGGCTTGTAGCTTGTTTATTTCGTTTTGATCTAACTTAATCTGCTCATCTACAGAAATGGGCTTTACACCGCCTGTAACCATTCCAATTAGGCTTTTAATCCCATCAATTCCTACTGGAACTAAAGCACCAATAATGGTTTCTAAAATCATTTGCTAGTAAAGTAGTGTGAAATAAATCCAATAAAGGTAGACAGAGCAGATACCACCATCATTCCCACCCAAAACCCACCACGACCTTTGTTAGCCAAAGCTAAAAGTTCTTCCATACCTTCTTCTAGCTTATCTACTTTAGCGGTAAGTTGATCTACTTTTTCCCAAAGTACACCATATTTCACGGGGTCAATTTCAAAGGACATAATGTTATTGAACCAAAGGTTCTTCTTTCTTAGCCAAAGATTCACGCAGCATAGTCAAAAATGCTTGTTTGCCAACATTAAGCTGGTCAAGGTTAAATTGTGTTGAGCCAATCTTGCGGTCTAAATCAATTAAATGATTGACCATATTTTGTTGCTCAGGTTTCATGTCCTCAAATGCGTACTCTACATCGTCAATAGTGACTTGGTTTTTCTTTATGTTTTCCATGTCATTTCCTTTCGTGGTTAAAAAATTATGCAGTTACCCAAGGCAAGCCAGTTTCTTGTACTGGATTCTTCTGAGCTTCAATCTGTGCCGTCAATGATTCTTCTACTGTGTCTTTACCCAATAAGTCTTGTACCCAACCAACTACTACGGCTTGAGTTAAATCAGCGTAAGGGGTATAAGACTTATCTTCTTGTGTATAGCCTACTGTGCCGTAAGTAGAAGCAGTAAATTCACCATCTACTGCGTTTACTGTGTAATGTACTGTGACTACAAAGCCATCAGAAGTAAGTCTGTCCATCTGTAATACATTCCATGTGTAATTCATTTTATTTAGCCTTTAAGTTTGCTATTTCTACGGCTTGTGCATCTACTTTAGCGTTTAGTTCTTG